TCATATTATATCCTTTCATGTCGGAAGGTTCGAACTCAAGAGTTCGAGAACCTTATAGACATAAAGATATATATTACATAAGACTGTATAGGTATCTTAAATAACTATATATCTCTATATTTTAATCTACTAGGAAGTCATACTGTCTGACTTCAGGAAGTCTGAAGACAGTATGTCTTACTCTGTAGAAAAATTAGAGATACAGTATCTACGATACTGGTCATACGAAGTATGACTACCAGATGTCAATCTGGATGTTCTACATATAGTACGTAAGGTCTGAAATATATGCTGGTAATTCAGAAGAAACCCAGTAAGAATGGGCGTTAGCGGGCATAGGCTTTATTGATGCTGACTAAACCTTTTTATTGTTCCTTGGGTACTGCCTTTGTCTTTCTAGTGTACTGATTACTCAGTGAGCAGCTTTTTGCCTCCCGATGGCACCTTCACCTGTAAATAATTACTTGTGTTTAGTGTTTGTAATTAACTTGACTATAGCATATAATTCTCACTATACAAACATCTAACGAAAGATAGTGAAACATGGTAGATACTACCAATAATGTTATCTGTATTGCAGAGGGTTGCAGAAAGAAACTTAAAGGAAAACAACGTAAATTTTGTTCACCTACCTGCCAAAAGAGGCAGTTTGCAAGAGATAAGTACTATAACAAGAAAGTTGACACAAAACCTATTAATATAGAACGTAAGTCTGACGAGGGCGACTACGCTTCCGTTAGGCGAGGACAGTATTACCGAGCTTTCGTAAGCGAAGGAATAGCTGAACAAGTGGCCACTGGCGATATGGCAGTAGCTGACGCAGCTTCACTCCTTGGTTGCACTTCGGCTACTGTCAGTCGCATGCTTGCTGCCTACAAAATAGATACTAGAAACGAAGTAGCTGCAGAAGAATGGGAGCTATCCAAAGATGCGAAGGCTGCATTAGAAAATTTTTCTAACTTCCGACAAAGATACTTTAGAACAGAACTAGGAGAAGTATACGACACCGCGGATTTTCATACTAACTGGATAAATAACATTATAGATAGTATTGATAACGGTAAAGAGTTACTGATACTGTCACCCCCACGACATGGAAAGACTGAATTATTAATACACTTTGCTGTATATCAAATATGCAAGAACCCCAACGTACGTATTATGTGGGTAGGTGGTAACGAAGACATTGCTAAGAACGCACTATCTGCTGTACTTGATGTATTAGATACTAATGAAGAATTACAAGAAGACTTTTGTTTACCAGGTACATCTTTTAAACCAGACAATAGGTCAGGAAAGAACTGGTCACAAAATCAATTTACTGTAGGTACTAGAACTGTTGCAGGTATTAAGTCACCTACTATGGTTGCTGTAGGTAAGGGTGGAAAGATATTATCTCGTGACTGCGATATTATTATTGCTGACGACATTGAAGACCACCAAACAACTATGCAACCTGGTGCAAGAGAATCTACAAGACAATGGTGGACTACAACACTATCAAGTCGTAAAGAGGAACATACTGCTGTTATTGTTATAGGTTCTAGACAGCACCCTGATGATTTATATAATCACTTACTTGAATCAGATAACTTTACAAGCATAGTAGAAACAGCACATGCTATTGAATGTGACAAACCTGACCATTTAGAAAATGAACATGTTAACTGTATGTTATGGCCTAAGAAAAGAACTTTTAAATGGTTACAATCTAGGTTACATTCTGCAGAGTCAACAGGTGGTAGACAAACTTTCGAAATGGTTTATTACAATCAAGCATATGTAGAAGGTACACAAATATTTACTATGAATATTATTGACCAATGTATGCGTAGTGACTTAGTACTAGGACAAGTTTACAAAAATCTATATCTTGTTGCTGGACTAGACCCTGCATCAAGTGGCTATCAAGCAAGTGTATTGTGGGGAATAGACCAGTACAGAGGAGAACTATATCTAGTTGATTTAGAAAATAGACGTGGAGGTGGAATTAGAGCTGCGTTAGACCAAATGGCTGACTGGCTACACACTTATGATTGTAGACATTGGATAGTAGAAGAAAACGGATTTCAATCTGCTATTAGACAAGATGCAGGAATAAAAGAATTTACATTACGTACTGGTATAACTGTACAAGGTCACATGACAGGTAAAAACAAACATGACCCACTATATGGTGTAGGTGCTATGGCTGACTTGTTTGAAGATAAAAGAATACACTTACCTACTGGTGATGGAGAATCTAATGCAAAGGTTCAACAATATAGGCAACAACTGTTATACTTTGATGGAAAACCTGTTTCTAAAAGAAACAAAGAGAAGACCGATATAGTTATGGCTAGTTGGTTTCCAATGAAAGTTTTTAGGCGTATGCAAAAAGAGCATGCTGCTGATGTAGGGTTAGACTATAACCCTAGTTATGGAGATTATAAGATTACAAATATGAATGAGGCACCGTGGGGATAGAAAACTTAGACATTAAAAATTATCAAGAGATAGTTAGAAATGCATCTGAACTTACATCAGGTAAGTTAGTTCAAGAACGACAAGTACAGAAAGCTAGAATCAAAGCTATTCTTAATGGTGGTGCAGATGGTATTAAAGCTTTACTAGGTGACACAATGGAAACATCTGATGCTGATTTGTTACCAGCTCCTAACATGTTGCAGTCTGGTATTGACCGACTTGCACAAAAAGTATCTGGAATACCTCAAGTTAGAGTAGATGTACCTAACGATAATGATTCAAGTAGAAGTAAACAACGTGCAGAAAAACTAGAACGTATTGTTACTAGCTATGATGAAAAACAAAACCTACTAGGTCAATTACAACAAGCAGCTAGATGGCTACCTGGTTATGGTTTTTGTGCATGGGTTATCACTACTAAACAAGATAAGAATGGTCATTACTATCCTAGTGCTGAACTACGTGACCCTTACGATACATTCCCAGGTAACTTTGGTCCTGACCAACAACCTAGAGAAATGGCAGTACTAAGACGTGTACCTAGATATAAACTAGCTCAAATCTATCCTGAGTTTGCAAAAGAAATTTTAAAACAAGATGATGATGAAGATAATACACCTGATACTGCAACTCCATTTATGTCTTATGAAAATAATAGAGAACAAGGTTGGGAAGACAATACATACTCTGGTGTAAGAATTATTGAATACTACGACATGGGTGGAACTTATGTAGTGTTCCCAGAAAAAAATATGATTCTTGACTTTATACCAAACGTATTATCTACACCACCTTTTGTATTTATGAAGAAAGTTTCTTTTGACCAACTTAAAGGTCAATACGACCATGTCATAGGACTGATGGCTATGATGGCAAAGATTAACATAATGTCTGCAATTGCAATGGAAGATTCTGTGTTTACAGAAACTAACATATCTGGAGAGATAGAATCAGGACAATATAGAAAAGGCAGATTTGCTGTTAACTATCTAGCTCCAGGTACACAAGTTTCTAAACCAATGAATAATATTCCATATCAATTGTTCCAACAAATAGATAGGTTGGAAAGACAGTTGCGTATGGTAGGTGGATACCCTGTAACTGATGATAGTCAATCACCTAACAGTTTTGTTACTGGTGCTGGTCTATCAGAATTAAATAGCACAATGTCATTAATGATATCTGAATATAGAGATATTATTAAAACAGGTATAACAGCTATGGATGAGAAACGTTTAGAAATGGACGTTGTATTATCTTATTCAACAGGAGTATCTAAAAAACCTATTGCAGGTTTTTATAACGGTTCTGCTTTTGCTGAGAACTATCAACCCCTTAATGATATAGGTGGCGACTTTAGAACAAGACGTATCTATGGTGTTATGGCTGGTTTTGATGAACCACAGAAAATTGTAACTGGGTTGCAATTATTACAAGCAGGTGTTATAGACGTAGAAACCTTACAAGATAATATTGATGGGTTAGAAAATATAGCAAAAGTACAAGAACGCATTAGAAAAAATAAAGCAGAAGGTGTTTTATTTGATAGTATTTTAGCTAGGTCTGCTCAAGGTGACCCTGCAGCTACAATGGCTGCTATAGCTATTTACGAGTATCCAGGAGCTGTAACAGAAATTATGAAACAGTTCTATACTCCACAAGAGCCACAGATGTCACCAGAGGAAGAAGCTATGATACAACAACAAATGATGCAACAACAGTTAGGTGGTAACGATGTTCCAACAATGGCACAAGCATTCGGATTATAATATGCAAGATTATTTTGATTCAGAGTTCTGGGATTTAATGTATAACGAATATGGTGTAATGGATGAGATAGATATTTTATCTGAACAAGTAACAGAAATTATTACTCCTATGCCAGGCATAATAGTTTTAATTACTAAGGAGTTTTATGGCAAAGAATCGTAGAGGTGGGTATAGACAACCAAAAAAACCTGCAGCTGTAGCTACACCGCAAGGTGGGCAGAGAACTGATGGTGGCCCAGGAAATAGTAAACAACCTCTTAGAAGGCTTCCTGACGCTGATTACGGTGCAAATAAAGCATTTATGGAACAACAACAGGGTGCTCCACTTCCAAAACAGAATCCAATGCCTGTAGCACCTAATGTGTTTGCACCAACAGAAAGACCAGG